TTTTTTGCAAATCTGACAAGCAAGATAGTAGATCGCTTCAGGGTTTTTGTTGATGATCTCAACATGATCTTTTAAATCTCTATCAATCGCATGTTTCTCAGAGAGTCTGGCGATGATCGTTCTGACTAGATCAGGGTTATACTCCTTAAGATGATACATATCTCCGATGTAGACAAATGCTGCTCGCTCGAGTGGAGTCAGTTTATCGATATACGCTCTGATCAGAGTTTCTTTACTTCTGTGACGACCGTATTTACTACTGCATTTTACTATCAGAGCAAAGACTTCTTCTGCGGAAGGATAGTGGATGTTATATTTCTCCATGATCTTCAACATGAGATCATGGTCAAAATGCGTGGTGATAGAGACAAGATCATTGATGATGATATTTGGACTGTAGTAATGACGATTGCCTCCTAAGAACTTCTCATTGTTGGCATTGGCATAGCCTGATGTGATCCGACAAGTAGAAGTCAAGGATGGATGCATGGTGGGGTTGTAGATCATGGTGGAAGGAACTACAGAGGCTCCAGAGATCGCGTTATTAGAGATCTTGTCGTTAGCCTGTTCGTTTTTCTTGATAAGATAGTTCATCCGATCTTTTAACATCTCATACCGAAACATCTCTTTCTTGTTCTTACTACGTGATGCGATGTTTGCTAATGTAAAGTCTACCAGGAATGCTTTTTTCTTCTTCTCAGGATAGTAAGTGGTCAGTGGTGGTGAGATGATCTCATGGTTGGCTATTGCATCGTTTAAGTACTTACCTAACGTCGTCTCTTGTTCGATCTTGTCCCCATTGTTATCTTGAAATACTGCTTTGACAGCAGGATCTTTGAAATGAAGAAGACTATCCCTATTCTCTTTCATCCATTTCAGGGTTTCTTCATAGTCCGTACCATGGAGCTTTGATAGATACCTTGCTCCCATCTCCATGTAGTCATTTAGCGGATTGATGTTTCTTTGGTATTCTTTCTGTGGTTTGACAAAAGGATCATTGTAGATCAGCATAGATGCTTCCTTGGTTTATATTCAGGGGTCAGAGATATAGCACTTAAGTAAAGATATCAGAGATTAGACGTCATAAATCCCTGATACACCCACTATAGGTGTATCAGGGGGAGTATAAATCATCTTTATCAAAAAAGGGAGGTAGGATGATAGCATCCTACCCTACCCTATCGTTTACTTACAGGAGTTTTTAGGAGACTGTGTCTTCCAAAATGACTAAAGGAAGCTATATCACGACAGCTTTTTCAATCATAGCATATATCAGATCTTCTCATTAAGACCTAACTGTTCCATGACTTTATCCTGTTCCTGTCTTTGACTATCCTCTTTACGACGTTTCTTCTCGACATGATCACGACATCCCTCAAGGATGATCTGTTGTTCACAGCGAGGTAACTCCAGATACTCATTGAAAGTAAGACCTGTGTACTGTCTGACTTCATTTAAGATAAAATCATCCAGTCTTTGTCTTAACATCGTATTTTTGTCGTATAAGACTTCAGGTTTGTGTATCAACACAGGAGAAAGATCATGTTCATGGTTGACATCGATCCCCCAGACTTCATCATAGAGGATCGATTTTACCAGTTGTTGTGTGCTACTATCAGGATAAGTTAAGTTAGCTTCATGCATGATCTTGACGAAGTTGCCTTCGTAAGCATGCTGAAATCTTAACTCATCTATATCTTCTTCACGAGGCATACGACCAAAGAGATGGAAAAACCCTTTGGTCATATTAGCGTCCATGAAGTCTTGCGAGGTCACATGAGGACTTAGATGGGATTCACTCGACTCATCGCTCTCCGTGCCCGACGGATAGCGAATGTAAAAAAAGTGTACAGTGCCTCTATCGGGACTAGATGTGGGAACTTACTTACACTGTCATTTTTCTCATCATCCACTGTAGGTGTTGCTACAATAGAGACCAATGAATCCTCGATGTAATCCTTGATACCTTTTAATATCGTATTTCTGATCTCATCATCACCTGAATACTCTCTTAAGAAGCCATCGATAGAAGACTCATCTTCGTAGAGCTCTTCGATATTGCTCTCCTCAGGTTTGAACGTATACCCAGCGATATAGTGTTTATACTGATTCAAAAGTGATGCGCGATAGAAACGATTGATTAACTCGTTTCTATCATTCTCGCCAGCAGAGGTTTCAAGGATACGGTTCGCTTGATCGATACAGTACTCTACCCACTCAGTACCACTGGTCAAGAACTTACGGATGGATGGTGCTTCGATAAGCACATCCATGTCCTCGGCGACTTTGATCTTCTTCTTGAAGTTCTTGAACGCTTCTTGATATGCTAGTACTGAGTCGATGGTCATGTTAGAACCATTGTTACGACCTTTGGCCATATGGCTCTTCTGTTGATCGGTAAGACTGTTACGATCTACCCAGAAGAGCTTCTCGATATCCACGATACCATGGGCGACTCTTCCTGGTAGTCCTTCACTGTCATTCACTGCCCGAGTATACAGGTATCCCTGAGGATAGATAGCAGCGGCGAGTCCCCAAGCGATGGTCTGGAGATCTTGGATCTTGATGATGTCCAAGATATCATCGTAGTTCTGCAGGGATGTCGAGTAGATGCATTCCTTAAAGAGATCAGTGACCATCTCTGCGAGATATACTTGATCATTGGTAAAGATCGCACCCAAGATCGCTCTACCTAAAGTGATGCGAGATTTGAAGAACTCGTACTCCATCTGCAGAAGTCTTGCATCAGAGGGACTCTTGATCGTCACCCAGAAACCTGAATGGTAGAGTGGGATATGAAATACACCACCTCTACCACGTAGAGCATTGATACGAAGTAATGCTGCTTCACCAGTAAGCTGAGCATTATTCTTCACTTTGAACTTACGCTGTGCTGGACGCAGCACCACGTTATCCCATTCTAACTCTTGCGTGAAGGATCTTTTATCATCAGCGACGGTTTTCTGGAAGGATTCCTCAGAAGGCATCATCTGGTATTGCTCTTGGAATACCCGATTCATTCTGTCCGTATCTTGAGTATATTCACTACCATTTAAGTTGTAGTTCTCGACCCGGATCTTGAAATCACGGATAGTCATCGTAGGTAGAATGATATCTTCTTCTCTTTTCGCGAACTCTTTTGCATACTCAGTCGCTGTGATCTCTTTATAAGGACTATGCTGCATCGTGACTTCAGCATAGGTCTCAGGAGTGGTGATATCAAAACCAGCATTACTCTTTAAGACATCAAGATAGAGTTTATTCTTCTTAGACGGCTTCTCGTCTTTAGAAGGGGTTTCTTCTGTAGTAGGGTGTTCTTCTTTGACTGGAGGAGTGAGATCGATATACTCTTCTTCGTCATTGGTGTGATTGTTAGCAGGAGTGGTATTAGTGGTCACAGATGGATCTGCAACCACTGGAGAAGTGACTACTGGTGTATCTGTAGTCACTGGAGTATCATCAGTACTCGGAGTCGTATCTGTAGTCTGGTTATCATTACCGAAGACGGCTTTATTGGATCCAAAGACTGGACCTTGATTCGTTTCATCTGTCATGAAGGCTCCTTATGTTTTATTGAACTTCTGTATAGACCGCATCACTGATTTCAGTGTTAGACTGATTGTGACTGCTGATCTCTTTAGTGAGTTTGTTATGTTCGTATTCACGATACTCGGTGAGTTTGTAGATATCGACGATAGCATCATAAGTGGGCTGGACCACACCCATGAAGTTGTGGCCAAACTGCATGTATTTCTCTGCGATCCCTAAAATGATATCAAAGTCTTCGATGGTAGCTTGACCACTACGATCCGCATGGATCGCATGGATCTTCTTGATCTCTTCTCCGTATTGAGAGAGATCTCTGCTTAAGATACTGATATGCTCTCTAAGAACCGCCATCTCACCTTCATCTAGCCACATAGAGAAGTCTCTTCCTTTGACACGATCAACGAGCATACGGATCGGATAGAATAACTGGTTGGCTTCACGGTAGAAGCCTTCCAGTTTATCCCATTCATTATTACTCTCTATGTCTTGGATGAAGGCTTCTCTTCTTTCTCGATACAAAGCATCTTTTTTCTCTTGCTTCTTCTCTTCCCGCAGTTGTTTTTGATATTGATTACGTGCAGCTTGTGCTTTTTGCTTCTTACCCATTAATGAAAACTCCAGTTACGATATGACCCTGGGGATGATAGATATCATCCTCCATCTTTGTAAATCTCAAAAAAAGACTTGACTATGTTTACCTCTATCTTATCCTTCTTGATCGATCGTGTACCAGATCCTTTGCTGAATCTATATACAGAAGCAGCAAAGATCATTGGTTACTATAACGACGATGACCAGTATGAACTCCTAGACGAGATGATGACCCATGAAGACATGGATGTGTTAGCGACTTTGGATATGATCCATGAGTTTCATATCACGCAGTTGACTAATATAATTTTAAATTACGGTATCACGATACAAGATATCTCTTTCAAAGATCGTATCCAGTTGATCACCTCGCTCATGATCCTCGAAGAACATGAAGATGCTGCTACGATAAAAGAGATGATCGAACAGTCTGAAGATACTAGATACACCTTAGTATCCTTACTGGCATTTGCTGACGCCTATGATGAGATCTACTACGATACCTTAATAGACAAAGTAGTGACACGACTCTATCAAGTCATGTCAGATAGGAATACCCCAGAGATCCCAGAGACTCCTGCTATCGATCCAAATAAGATCAAGATCCTTAAGTCATTAAAGGATCATCCTGGATATCAGTCATCTGTCGTGTATAAGTATATCCAAAGAAACCTAGGACTAGGATTAGAGCTTCCACTATACTTAAATCTCTTAAAAGAAGACATCTTCCATGAAGATGCTTCTATCGATGGTGTGGCTACTGATCTCTATCTCCTCTCATTGATCACCTCTACCAAAGATACCAATGCTTGCTATAGTAGTATCTTGACAGACTACACTGATATCACGACAGCTACCCAGATCATCGCGGCTATCCGTAAGCATCCTCTAAAGAAAGAAGGAGTGGTATAAATGAACAAATATCAATACTTCCTTAAAGCCCTAGAGACAGATCTCATCCAGGACATCCAGTGGATCATCTCTTTGCTCTCCTATACCAAGTACGACAGTGATAGTAAAGACATTCCTTATCTGTCTCTTAAGTACCAAGATGATCAATGTCTCTACTATACCGAAGATGGACTCTGGCGAGAGATCGAAGGATCTTATCCTCAAAGAGGTCTTTTCATCTACAATGAACCTTTCACTTTACCAGGTGGTATCTTAGAAAATGCTCCTAACACGATAGAGACTACCATCGGTAGGATCATCCAGAATAAACTCTTACTTTGTCATCCTTTCAAAGACAAGATACCTTATATCAACCAACGTTTTGGACCAGGTGATATCGAGAAGATCATCAAACCCAGATTAGTCGATGACGATGATCCTAAACAAAAACCATCGGACATCCCAGTATCAGAATACCTGAAGTACTGTAATGCCGCTTTATTTATCTCTCAATTAACCCAAGTCTGTACACCAGGGACTACTGAGAAATCATTATTACCCCCACCGAATGCTAAAGAAGTCTTAAATCAGCTCATCGAGAAACACAAAGATCATCTTGACAATCCTGCAGTCATTGCAGAGATTGGTAAAGAGATGGAGCAATTAGACCGTGAGTACCTAAAAGGAGATCGCTCTATGGGCTTTCTCATCAAAGGCAAAGACTTTGATGTCGTGCGCAAGAAGATGTTTCTCATGTATGGCTTTGATCGTGATTTTGAAGATAAAACCTCCACTGTAGATTTCAATCCGAGACCCCTGTGTGATGGGATTGATTATTCTAAACTCACTTCTTACATCAATGGTTCTCGTATTGGTTCATTCTCACGGGGTGCAGAGACTCAACTTGGTGGTGTTGCTGTAAAAGAGCTACTAAGAACATCCTCTAACGCATCGATTGCGATAGAGGATTGCGGTACCACATTAGGGATGCCAACTACCATCACCCAAGCAAGTAGCAAAACCTATCTGGGATTTTACTACATCGAGAATAAACAATCAATATTGATCACTGAAGATAACCTTTCCTCACTGATAGGCAAGACTGTTTCTATGAGAAGTCCTGCTTATTGTAAAGCATCTCACACCGACTACTGTAGTAAGTGTGTAGGCCCTGTACTCTCCCTACACCAACATGGGATCTCATCCGCAGTATCAGCGATGGGATCAGTGTTTTTGAACACCTTCATGAAAGCCATGCACGGTAAACCGCTGATCAAGAAAGAGCTGAATTTCGACGAGCTCATTTCCTGATCTCATTAGCTAGATATCCTCTCTATCCCTTATCTGTAAACAACATCTGGAGTATGTAAACACCATGAGTAATAAACGTCAACAACTGAACCAACAGAACAACCAACCCAAGCCCATCGAAGAAGAGAAACCTTCTCTTGATGAAGATACCCTCTTAAAAGAAGCACTAGCACGTCGTGCTCAGCAAGACGCAGCATTAAACACAGAAGAAGAGATCCCTTCTTTCATGCAAGAAGCTGCTGTCGCTGATGTCCATGATACTACTCCTGATACCACACCCACACAGTCTTTTGAGTATCAGGATCTTCCCAACCATATCGAAGAAGCCAAGATTGAATCAGCTCCTTCTCAGGTAGTCAATTTAGAGCAACTCTCGACAGAGATCTCCTCTGGTGCGATCTCTATCTTACAGACCATCTTCCGCTATATGGAAGACATGGCTGTCGGTAAACCTTTACAACCCAAAGAAGGTGCACGCTATCAAGCACAACTCTGGGGTGCTTTGAAAGCCATGTGCTTTAACTTGGATGATCGTGAGTTTAACATCGTCTATGAAAACGTTTTGAAACTCTTCTATGAACATCGTGAAGGTGTGTTTTCTCAAGATGCAGTATACCGTTTCCCTGAGGAATGGCCGATGTCTTCTGCAGAGCATGCAGCATTTGCACACCTCTTGACCTTGATGTTAAACACCTGTGATCGCAAGACTCGTTATCAAGTCTCCCGTAAGCTCAACTGGAGTTATGTATTCGAGATCTACTATCCTGAAGGTGTGCAGAATAGAATCAGATCGTTCTACGATCTGTGAGGTCTGTGATTTCTGATCAAAAACAATAAATATCCCTCTCCTAGGTGTACCGATAGTGGTACACCTAGGATCTATGTCAATATGTCTATATAAGGATTTTCTTTATGGCAAATGTTTTTCCTCTGGCACAGATGCTGATCTCTCGTCGAGTAGATCCAGTACGCGCCAATGCTTGGGCGGATAAATATATCCACCTGATGCGACGCTACCAGATGTACCGACCACAAAGACGGAACGGCTACTTACTTCCGCGGGTTTCTTCGCCAATATCCTAACCGAAACTGGCTGTATGAAGACCTTCTCAGAGTCCTTAAACTACTCTGCAGAAGGGATGATGCGTACTTGGCCTAAGCGTTTCCAAAATGAGCAACAACGAGCTTTGGCTAAAGCCTGGGGATATGTCAAAGACAGTAATGGTAGAATCATCAAACCAGCTGATCAAGTAGCTATCGCTAACTACGTCTATGGTGACAGACTTGGTAACCGTGGTCAACAAAGTGGTGATGGGTGGCGGTATCGTGGCATGGGACCTATTCAAGTCACAGGTCTTGCTAACTATATCGCTGTCCAAGAAGGTACTGGTGTCCCCTGTGTTGATAACCCAGAGATCCTCATGCAGCCAGAAGGCGGATCTATCTCTTCTGCGTATTTCTGGTGGAAGAACAAGATATACGTGTATGCTGATCGTGGAGACATCGACGGGGTCAGAGATCTCGTCAACATCGGACGTAAGACTGTGGCTTATGGTGATGCGCATGGCTTTGGATTTTATCTTGAACACCACAAAGCAATCACGAGTTTCATCCAAAGTGTCGGTAATACCATCGTTTTACCTTAAAAAATAAAGCGTCATACATCCTAGATGGAGTACTAAGACTCCATCTAGGTGCTCTGAGTGCAACGAAGAAAAACCCCCTACTCCTAGCTATCCCGTGATAAGGATAGCTAGGATGTTCTTCCTTCATTACACTCAGTCAGAGCACCCTAGTGATACCTATCTACGGTATCACTAGGGGTGTATGCCATGTATATAAACACCACAGATACACAAGGAAC